ACGCAACCTGTAGTAGTTTATGCAACGCAACCTGTAGTAGTTTATGCAACGCAACCTGTAGTAGTTTATGCAACGCAACCTGTAGTAGTTTATGCAACGCAACCTGTAGTAGTTTATGCAACGCAAGCGGATGCAGAGCGTGCTAAACGATGTCTGCCTGTGGGGGGATCTGCACAGGGCGGCATTATACGTGAGTTTCGTGTACGAGAACTGGTTGACTAATTGGTAAAACCTGCTATACTATATGCATAGTTAGAACGTGGAGTAGACCTAGTGAGTAACTATCCTAACATGAGTTATTGCATGTGCCAAAACACTCAGCTGGCACTAGATCAGCTGTTGAATGCAATGTCTGAAGTAGAAAGCACTGGCGAGAACTTTGCAGCACAGTTGAGCGCAGAGGAGCGTCAGGCATTCTACAACTTACTGCACTCTTGCAAGACGTTTGCGGAGGCTGCAGAGTTTAGCCTAGTAGATATGGCGCAACAGGACAGTTGAAGTATACTTGACCTTTTAGTAACGCCTGCTATACTAGACGCATAGCAAGAGGAGACTGTGTATGCAGTTTGTTGTAATGTTCGGTGATCTTTCCAGTGGATTCGAGTTTATCGGGCCCTTTGAGCAAGAGGAAGCAGCCTACGACTATGGCGGGGAGTACTGCACAGCCGCTGCATGGTTTGTGGTTATGATGTGGGCGCCCAATGTTGACGGACAGGATGATAATGAGGATCTTGTTGTAATGCATGGTGATCCTGTCAAGGGCTTTAACTTTGCGGGTCCGTTTCCTAGTGTAGAGTCTGCAGAAGACTATGCGCAAGAGCATACTCGGGGCACGGGCGGCACTTGGTTCGTAGAAACGTTAGCGGCGCCCAATGCAGAATTTGTCTCAGATTGTGGTTGACTAGTTGGTAAAACCTGTTATAATATGATCATGACCAAGCAAGACTATATTCGAGAGCTGCGTCTTGCACAGCAGCATGCAGCTGATCTCGATGAATGGCAACGTATTGAAGATCAAATTGCAGAGTTGGAGAGTGCGCAGTGAATGATCACAACTATTTGGACAAGAACCGTCGCCGCAAGAGCAATCCTGTAGCACGCAATCTCAACCAGTTTAATCGTCCTAAGACGCACAAGAGTGCCAAGGATCATGAGCGGGAATTGCGCTATAACTGGCGAGTGGACCGCGAGGTTGCAGACGCGTATTAAGTAGTATACACTAGTTTCATGTGGGCTCGAAGCTTTAAGGTGAAGCAATTGGCTTTTAACCAATAGAAGAGGGGTCAGTACCCTCCGGGCCTACCAAAATTTGTTGGTAAAAAGTAGTTGACAATGTTTAGTAGAGCATGTAAACTACTTGTGTTGAGTAAGTAAGTGTCATCACAAACAGGAGCAAATGACATGAGTAAGGCTATCAAGATTGATGTTACTTTTCCTTCGGGCCAGGTTCGTACGTTCAAGAGCATTCGCGCTGTAGCGCGTATGTTGAGTGGCACGGGTCAGACCAGCGGTGGTTTCCGCAAGACTATTAGCCAGCGTGCTACTTACGCGGGCATTGTACGCAACAACCGTGTTGAAGACTCGTTTGTTCAGCTGATCATGGGCTTGGCGGCTTAAGGCATGCTCCGGTGCTGGGCAACACTTAAAACTGCCCTACTATATATGAAAACTCGTATTACGTCAATAGATTGGTTTGATCTAGCATATAAGCTAGTGCTTATGCTAGTATTGGGTTTAACCGTACTAGGCATTTGGGGCGCTGTGCTTATAGTACTTTTTTTGTATAAAATGGTTGCGCTGTTGGCTGTTTAGTGTATAATTAGAACTGTAGACAGTTAGTGCAAAGGAGCACTTGCAATGAGCCGTTATATACTTGATGATGTCTTAGATGCAGACGAACGCATGGACATTGAACTGCCCGATGAGCAGGATGCACTCTTTGATAGCGAAGAGCTCACGGATCTTGAAGAAGATGCTGCAGACATTGAATTGCAGGATCGTGAGCGTGAGCGCATCACAGGGCTCAACTTCCGTAGCAATCTGATGTGGACGTTTGATACCACATCGGAAATTGACCACGGCTGGGAAGAGTAGTATAATACACACGGGCGGCAGCAATGGTGCTGTCGCCCAAATGCTAGGAGCATTGTATGGCTTACATGAACGCCGAAAAGAAAGCAATCATCGCAGCAGCAGTCAAGCCTGTGTTGAAGCGTTATGGACTCAAGGGTTCGCTCAGTGTTGGCAATCACAGCACGATCAAGTTGAAGTTGACTTCGGGACCTATTGACTTTCTTGGCAACAGCAATGAAGTCTGTGGGCATAATCAGCGTTATCAGCTGCATGGCTTTCGTCCTAACACTAGTGGCTATGAAGATGTTAACGTCTATTGGATTCATGAACACTATGATGGTGTTGCTCGTCTAGCATTAGAAGAGCTGCATCAAGCTCTTAAGAGTGCGGGATGGTATGACAATACTCGCAGCGAGATTGATTACTTTGACACCGCTTACTACTGCAGCATTCAAGTAGGCAACTGGAAGAAGCCTTACCAGCTAACTGCTTAATGTATTGGTGCGTATACTGATCACACAGTATACGCACTATCCGCAAATACCCCGCTATAGGTTTTATACATTAGATTGATGTTGTACCCGGGGCCTAGTACCCGTCAAATGCCCCGCTGCAGGTTTAGAGGCATATGACTTTGTAAACCTCTAGATAGGTCATGTGGGCAATCTAAGTGGTTGCATTTGGAAAATCTAGGTAGTACTATATACACGTTGGTTAGCAATAAGGAGCAACTGTTATGGCAATCCGCACAAACGACATTAAGAAGGGCTGGCGCATTCAACAGCACAATGGTTGGTATGGCACTATGATGGACAACCGTAAAGGCAATCTCCGCATGGCAGAAGTAGAGGGCGCCTACACCGAAACGGGCGACATCTACGCACACGAGATCCGTCGTGCTTGCGATCCTGCTACGGGCATTTGGCATGATATCGAGTATACGCCCTCACAGCTTGAACTACGTGCGCGTGTACACGCTTTCTTCTATTAGTCTATGACTTGAGGTCATAAGGACTTCAAAGCATCGACACAGGGTCTGCAGCGGTTAGAGAATACGGTTGCAGACCTTGAATCACCTCAAAAAAAAACAAGTTAGATTGAGTCCCAGACAGTCAGAACAACTTCGGGTTAAGCCCCCCTCCCTCAGAGCGGCTGTCGCCTTTTGATCTTACATAAAGTCTACAATAAAACTAACAGATGCGCAAGAAATATTTTAAAGTCCCTGTCCACCCATACGATCATCGTAGATACCATTCAGAAACCATAAAGAGGTTATACTCAGGGTACAGTGGGACCAAAGAGTTTCACTGCTCAAAGTCCCACTGTAGGGTACGAGAGTTCTTTAGACTAAACGTATTTTTTTGGAAAGGAAATGCAGAACTTTTGGATAGCCATACTCAGTAAGCATTAGATCAAGTGCAGCGTTAGCATGACTGTCTCGTGCTTCACAAGCCAAGCGTTCACCATCAATGCAGCATTCAACAGCGGATTCGTTATCGATGCGCTCGCCTATCGTTTCGGCATCTCGCAGCACATCGTAGCCGATCATGTCCCACACTCGCCGAATGGGCTTCTTTAAGCGTTCTACAAATTCATCGTTGAGATCTGCAGTTGCTAAGTTATATCCTACGCGCGGCATAAATCACCTTGTGTTATGTTATCAACAATTTAGTTATAGCAAACAGACCGGTGCGTGTCAACTACTTTTTGGAACTATTTTTAAAAATTCCTTCCTGATACATCTTACGGATACGCTCATCACGCGCTAGTTCGTTGCTTGCATACAACAACGCCACAACCCATACACTAACTGCTATTGCAGTTATAGCCAACAAACAGTTCATCAACAAACTCCTGTTCAGTAGTCTTATGTTTAATACTAACAGTCTTATGTTAAGCAGTCAACGATACCCCGCTGCAGATCCGGGACTATATGGCTAAAAGAGTTTGAAACAGTGAAGAGAGTCTGGAAAGATCTGGAATACTGCAGATAACCTCTGCAGTATTGCGGGACGCAGCCCCGCAAAAATTAAGTGAACCTCAACTAATCATTACTTAGATCGTTTTGCTCGATCCAAGCGATCTACATAGTCCATACGATGCATATCGCAGTCACTGAACCAAATGCTGTAACACCAAAAGAAGAATGATGCCCACAGGCCTTCAAACAAGACGTCGTTGGCTTTGTTGTAGTGTAAGAAGCCAGTCACAATCCAACCTGCCCAGATTGTGATAGCAATCACGCCTGAGATCTTGTATAGACGTGAGGCACGCCGATAGCGTGCAATGTCAGCTTCAGTCAGTTCCTTTTTGAGGATAGCGTCAATAGTTGCTTGACTTGGACGATACATCATGATACCCCGCTATAGGTGTTCGAAGCTGGAGCAGCGTTATACGAATTTCGTCTAATTGCTGCAACAATGAGAGATAGTCTGCGTAACGGACCCAATCGCCTGTACGATCTGGATTCATTCCGTCGATGCCCAAGCAATGATAACGCATTGTGCGTCCTGTGCAAGTATGCATTTGTTAGTGTCCTATATGTGCATAAAAGCGCACAGTAGTCCCTCTACTGTGCGCTGCGTGCTAGTTACGCTTCCATACTTGCAAAGTTGTCTTCCTGCATACCCTGCTCTGTAAAGTCTACAGCGTAGCCCAATGCGTTGCTAATAGCAGCAACAAAGCCCTTGTCAGTATAAATGTGCCAGTTGCTGTCGTGTGTTACATAAATGCTTTTGTAGCCATTGCATTCGTGTACACTAATAGCAGTAACATGTACTTTGCGCCCTGTTGTGTCAGCCCAAATGCTGCTACCGTCGCATTCTACAGTAAAGTTGCACGCATACTGCGTAGTAGTTTCATTGTCATCGCTTTCAACATTAATAACAGCAAGCATAGTTGTTAACTTTTAAGTTGTGCGTAGCGTTATTGCTACGTTGTTAATAGTAGCATACAGCGCAAGTAGTGCAAGTGTTTTTTTGTTAAGTTAAGTAAAGTTTTAAAATGCAAAAAACTGCTAACAGTTTACAGTAGAGGGGCCGCGTCCCGCTAAACAATTTCTGCCTCAGTGCTCAAGTAAGCGTTTTTTGTATTCCAAGGCTTTAATTTCAGCAGTACGCGCTATGTTTGCTGTTCGTGCCTGTGCTGTGCGTTTTAGTTTGCCGTGTGCTACTTGCTGCTCAAGTGCTGCTAGTGTCAGCCTAGCATTAGTAGCACGCTGTTCCCACTTGCGCATCAGTTTCGCTGTGCGCAATATCTTTTTGCATTTAGCAGCAGTTGTCATACTAGCAGCCAATGTGTTCATGTTGTGCTTCCTTATTGTGCAATGCAACGTGCGTAGATAACACTACGCACGCTGCGTGTAATTGTTAGTTTAGTGTGTGCTCAGCTTCTGCACGCGCAAACGTAAGCAGCGCGTCGCCTAGTGCTGCTGCTTTTGCGTAAATTTCTTCGTCGTTTGCAAAGTTTGCAAGCGTAAACAGTTCCTTGCTGCTATAAATGTAATACACAGTATCAAAGTCACCTGCTGCAAACGCTAATGCAAAAATAACTGCAACAAGCCCGTTGTTTTGCGTTGCTGCGCTTGCTATAAGCTCTTTTTGCACATCTGTAATATTGTTAAACATTGTTGTGTCCTATGCTGTGTTATGTAGCAACTGCTACGTTGCTAATAATAGCATACAGCACACTTAACACAAGTATAGTTTTGTTAAGTTACGCAAAGTTTATCTAGCGAATGTAAGCGTTTACATCCGGGGCCGCAACTTAGGAAAAAGTAGCGCAGCGTCCCGCTGCGCTACTTGCGTCTATGCAATCAGTACACCGTTAACGTCGAACGCGACGGTGCAGTCGTGCAGCACGCTTTGCACGCTCGCGTGCGGTAGTGCCTGCTTTCATACGTGGACGTGACATAACACTTGACTCCTTAGATTAAGTTAATTACTGTATACGCACACAGCGATAGCGCGGGCGATAACACAACACAACTATGCATAACACAACTTGACCACACGCTATCGCTGCTGCGTACTCGTCTAATATATGTACAGCGATAGATAAACACAACCTGTTTTAACGAAACTTAACAAAATTGTTTGGTTGACATTAAACTTTGTTGAGCGTATAAGTATATTATGTTTAACAACACAGCAGGAGCAACCGATGTATGACGAATGTGAAACTGAAGACTACTATGAACAGCGTACGGAAAAAGCGGACCAGGCGTTCGACGTCTATTTGGACTTGGCTTGTACAGCAGCGATTGCTTTAGTCCTGTACAAACTGTTCCAACATCTGTTCTAAACTAACTACACACTAATACTACCTCAGCGGGTGCCTTAGGGACGCCCGCTTCCTTACCTATTCAAATACCCCGCTAGAGGTCACTAAGATCAAGATCTTAGATCTTATACCCCATAGCATGTTTGGGTATAAAGCCCCAGTCTGCTAGCTATAACCCAGGAACTCTTATACCCATCTAGTTGAACTTAGCTCTATGATACTGTTGAATTTTCCATTGAGCTTATGTTTAAGCCTATGATTCCTAAGAGGTTTCTTTTGAGGGTTTGGGGCCTTAACTTTTGGAAAATCTTGTGAATCATAGATTGGATCAAGTTTGGATTGATCTGAGGTTTAAAGTCCCAGTTTCGCTGCAGCGATCTCTCTAACTCTTATGAAGAAGAGTTTTCCAGAAGTTCCGGTCAAAAAAAAGGGTGGCTAAAGTCCAGGACCTTGCCACCCAAAGCGGACACTAAGTCCGCAAGCACAACACAAAGCACTCAACGAAAACTGTTTAACTGCAAATCACAATCAACGCTGCGATAACAATAGCAGCGGTAAAATGCCCTGTCAACAACAGCGTAAACACAAACGCCCAAGGCAGGATGTATCTAAAATTCATAGCATACTTTAACATACCGCAGCGGCAATGTCAAGCCTTATCAGGGCCTATTTTGAAAATGCCCCACTGCAGAGATTGCTGCTCTGCAGCGTGCATTTTAAGTTTTAGCCAATAAAGTAAACGCCCTGCGCAGTAACAACTACGTTAACGCCGTGTACTTCGCGCAAGTGCCGCAAGTGCTCCTGCCAGCTAGTGCGCTCCTGCTCCAACACAGCGCCTGTAGCGCCGTCTATAAGCAGCGCGTCAATGCGTGCTGCTCCGCTAGTATGCTTGTGCCCGTACACGTTGCGCGTAGCGTCGTCTGTGTAATCTGCGTGCATGCTCATGTTACAAGTCCTTAGTGTTAAAGTGCGTGCGTAGCATAACACTACGCACGCATATGTGCAAGTTAAACTATTAAATTATTAGCGTCGTCGTATACGTGTACTTTAACTATTTGCACTTTGCTGTTAACAGCGTCAGTATGCTGCTCTACAAGCATATTAGCATACTGCTCTAGTTTTTTAAATAGCATAAGTTGCTGCATTGCAACTTTTTTGCTGTTTTTGTTGTTAAGCGCAATTGTAAGTTGTATTTGCATTGTGTAACTACTTTGTAGTAATGCGTAGCGTTATTGCTACGTTGCTAATAATAGCACAATGCACAACTAACGCAAGCACATTTTTGTTAAGTTATGCAAAGTTAAACTACACAGCAAAAAAATGCAAAGTATTTTAGAGGGACGCGGCCCCTCTATACTTTGCTTAAGTTGCTGTGCGTGCGTAGCATAAACAACTACGCACGCACGTTAATGCCCCGCTGTGTAACAGCAGCTAGCTTGCATGTGCAAACTAGCTGCTAGCGTTTAAGCGTAGCTGTTAGCGTACACGCTGCACGTTATGCTGTTATGCACAGTTTTAGCACGCGCAGCAGCAGCATTAGCAGCAGCAGCAGTGTTAAACGTAAACGTAATGTCGCGTATGCCAAAACCCGCGCCACTGCCGTTGCTAGCTACAGCTACAGCAGCAATAATGTCGCTATCAATGTCTGCGTTGTTAATATACAACGCAAGCGGATAATTTACTTCCAGTGTATGCATAATATTACTACTTTTTGTTAAGTGCGTGCACAGTATACGCTACTGTGCACGCTGTTACAAGTTAATACAACGCTACGTTAGCGTCGTCGCAAATGTACGCGCTTACAGCGTCGTCGCTAATAATATTAGCGTACTGTGCTACAAGTGCGTTAACTTGCTGTTGCAGCGCGTTAAACAACGCAATTTGTTGTTGCGTTACTTGCGCTGTATTTTTTAAGTAAATATTAGTTGCAATATGCATTTTAAGTTACTTTGTGTTTGTAGCGTTATTGCTACGTTGCTAATAATAGCACAATGCACAACTAACGCAAGCACATTTTTGTTAAGTTTTGCAAAGTTTAAACACACGCTGTAACAGCACGCACGCGCACAATAGAGGGGGGCGTTAACATTATACATACACGCTGCGTCCCTCTGTACAGCGCACGCTGCTGCTACTTGTAAAACTACAACGCGCATAGTTTAAACGTCCCTCTATACAACTGCTATTGTGTTTGTGTTTGTTACGCGCAAAAAAAACACACGCTATTTGCATAGCGTGTGCTGCGTGTTGCTGTGCGCTTAGTTACGCTGCAAACTGTAACTGTTTACGCTTTGCTTTAATGCGCTGTATGTTGTGCAAAGCAATTGTACGCACTACAACGCTATGCGTTACGTTGTGCGTTTTGTTGTGCGTTACGTTGCTAGCGTTAAGTAACTGCTGTGCTGCGCTTGCTGTTAAGTATTGTGCAACTTGCTGCTTAGTAGCACGCACGTTGTTAATTGTGTAGTAACTACGCGCATTGTTGTAAATGCAATACAAGTACAAATTACTGTTGTTTTTATGCTGCACAATGCTGTAGCAGTTAGTGTGCATAAAGTAATTTTGCTGTGCTGTAAAGTTTGCAACTGCTGCTGCGCAGTTAGCATGTTGCTGTGCATTACGCTTTACAGCGTTAGCAAATACGCTTGTAGCAGCGTTAATGTTTGCAAACAATTGCACGTTAGCAACTGTGTGCTTTTGTATGTTTACGTGCTTATGCGCTGCTGCTGTTGCTACTTGCGTTGTGTACTGTACACAAGCAAAAGTTACGCTTGTGTTTGCTAATAGCGCTGCTACTTGCTGCGCTACTTGTTGTTGCTGTTGTTGCATATGCTGTGCTTTTTGTGTTGCGTAGCGTACTGCTACGTTTTTTAGTTTAGCATAACGCGCAAGTAATACAAGCGTTTTTTTGTTAAGTTATGCAAAGTTTTTTATACGCGCTGCACACGTTAGCACAGGGACGTTATACATACACATTTTTTTATACATACAAAAACTATACAAGTTTTATAGCGCACAAAACTGGGACGCTGCGTCCCTGTGCAGCGCGTGCGCTGCGTGCGCTGCTGTGTGTAACTTGCTACTTAAAACTACAACGCATATAGTTTAAACGTCCCTCTATACTGCGTGCGCTGCGTGCGCTGCTGTGTTTGTTATGCGCAAAAAAAAGCACACGCTACTTGCATAGCGTGTGCAACTGTATAGTGTTGTAGTTACTGTGTGCGCTTTATTTTAATACTGTAATACTACTGCTACTTTAAGCAAGTGTGCAGTAATTTGCGCTTGCAACTGCTGCATTGCTGTGTTATGTGCAATACATGCTTGCAAATAACGCACTTTGCTAGTATACAATGCTTTGTTAATTTGCGTTGCGTTTTGCGCTGTTGCAAAGTTAAGCATACGCTGCGTGTGCAATGCGCTGTTGCGCTTTGCTGTAGCATTGTTAGTAGCGTTTGCTGCTGCTTGCGCTGCTGCTGTAGTAGCAGCACTAGTAACTAAACGCAACTGCTGTTTGCGCTTAGTGTACTTGCGCTTTGTTTGCGTTTGTGCTTGCGTTGCTGCTTGTTGTTGCGTTTGCATACTGTTACTGCTGTGTGTTATGTAGCGTTATTGCTACGTTGCTAATGCTAGCATATAGCACACTTAATGCAAGCATAGTTTTGTTAAGTTATGCAAAGTTATATTACTTAAATTTAATTGTACAATGTGCATACAATATGCTAGTGCGCTGCATGCGCTAGCACAGTGTACTGCAATATGCAAGCAGTGCGTGTGTGTAGCGTGCATGCAATAGGGGGGCTGCGTCCCCCTATTTTATTTTGCTTGCTATGCGTAACAGCATGTGTTACAGCGCGTGTAAAAAATAAGCATGCTTAAGCATGCTTTTAAAACTTTTGCAAGCAATATAGTGGGGGGCATATAAAATAAAAAGCTTGCATTTAAAAAAATTTTCGGCATGCGATTTTTCCCACCATGGGGTTAAAAATCACCAGGGGCCGAGATCTCCAGACCTTTTATTTTTTGCAGCGCAGATTTTTAGGGTACTATGCCCCTCACAGTAAATAAACATATGCTTTACTATTACATCATGGTAGATCCAGACAAGCCGCACCGTTGTAAGTTAGGTATTACGGGCAATCCTGACAATAGGCTTCGAGCATATAGGACCGCCAATCCTCAATGTTATTTTTTAAAAACGTATAGTATACCTGATCGATTACATGAGAGTAGGATATTAAGCATATTAAAGGATAGATTCACGGTACGTAGTGAGTATGTGCATTGTCATCCGCAGTTAGTGTGTAATATCATTGAGGGATATTTTGTTGACAATGATATTATTTTCTAGGTTTAAAAATTTTGCGTAGTAATTTTTTAGGGTTAGTATAGACCTTGGGTTTTTAATAAATACTCAATTATGCGCATATATGAGTTTAAGATTATTGATCGAGATCATAATGGGTATCTCATACAAGTATGTGATCCTAACAATACTTCTCGTTTAAGCAAAAAGCATAAGCAGTATGTAGTAATGGATTTAGAAGCGTGGGCTGCAAGAAAGGGAGTTGATTCTAAAGCAGCTAGCCGTGCTTTAGTTACAGGGCAGACAGTGAAGGGTACCAAGAACACCTATCGAGTAGGGCGTTATAGATTAGATGAAGATCGAGATGACATTATACAAACGCAGCAGCCTGCCGCTGCCAAGCCATCGTTTTTGCAGCGTTTATCTCGTAACAGATCTGAAGCAGCGGAGCAAGCTTGGTTAGACCGTTTACCGTTAGGAGTCAATATCGGTGATGGAGTAGAAGCTGTAGTATTTGAGCATAGTAGTGATCCTGCATTAATAGTCAAAGTTGAGCGGAAGCCCACTGATCCTACCAGTAATGCCTATTATCAGTATGTACGTGCCATACAGCCGTTAATGAGTAACAATCCCTATTTGCCCAGGATTTATGTAGCTGATTCTTTTAAAACCAGTAAAGGCATACGATTTGCCTATACCATGGAAAGATTGTATGATGCGTATGAAGCTGTACCGCATATTCATCCAGATTTATTTGCCAGTTTTGCCAATCGTATTTTTATCACGCCTATTGATTTGCCTACGGATCATCATAGTTATAGTATTTGGACTGAGTTAGTGAAAGTGTTATCTCAAGCAGTTCGCCGGGGTGATTATAGTAATATACGTGATCGTAAGTTAGTACAAGCGTTTCAATTAATTGTTCGTTTAAACCATACCATAGATTTACATAGTGGTAATTTCATGATTAGATATACCAATGTAGGGCCTCAAATGGTAGTCACGGATCCTGTTATTAGTTCGAATTAATTTCTATATTGTTTTATCAGATCGGTAATGATTTCGACAGAGGGAGTATTGCTCAATATATTTTTAATTTTTTTAATTTCTTCGATAGGCAAGTCCCACCATTTTAATTTTAATAATAGTTTTATAATATCTTCGCCAAATCTATTTCGTATAGTTCTAGCAGGGTTTCCTCCTACGATTTGATAGGGTAAGACATCTTTAGTCACTAAACTTTTAGATCCGATAATTGCGCCATCGCCTATGCTAACGCCACTCATAATAGTGACATCGTATCCTATCCATACATCATGACCTATAATTACATTTCCTTTACTATGTGGGTGACCTATAAAACGTTCTGTTCCTAATTCTGATTCATGAATATGTCCAAATGGATATGTCGTAATCCAATCTGATCTATGTTCAGCTCCTAAAAATACTGTTAATGGGGGAGCAATAGAACAAAAATTTCCTATAGTCAAATTTTTTCCTTCCCCTGCTTCTTTAATTAAGATATTTTCACATCCATAGCTAAATAAGCCGTAAGTAATTTTACTTTTTCCTATATAATATTCCATACAATTTCCTATATATAAATCTGCACTATATGGTCACTATATTTAAGTAAGAATAAAGTGTGTTTAGGGCTATTGATATCGAATTCGTAGTATTTAAACCCGCCGGGACCTTGACTATGTAACCAATCATCGCTAATAAAATAGTCAGCAGATTGTTTTATAATAGTGCCTGTTAGAGGATCTTCTATATATTGAATTTTCATTTTACACTACCCGAGTGATTATGATTTTCTATATGATCGCTGTATTTAAGCAAGAAAAGGGTATGATCGAGACTATTTTTATCGAAACGATAAAGAGTTATTTGGTATTGTCTAGCCCAATCATCTAGATAGCTATGTGCGGGATCTATTTTTATTATTTTTCCATTAAGTTGTTGAGCATATATAATTTGTGTTGTCATAGTTTATTCCATTATTCCCGGTTCTATATGATTGCTATATTTAAGTAAGAAAAGGGTATGTTCAGAGCTATTTTTTACAAACCGATGTAGGATTAATTTATTATGTTCTATAATTTCTGTTAGATAATAATGTTCCGAATCTGCTTGTATAATCTTTTTAGATTGAGGATCTTCTAAGTAGCATATTATCGTATCTATCATACGTTCGATTATACTATATAAACCGCCATAGGTCAAGATCTCCATGGTATGGAAAATTTGCGTAGCAGATTTTTAGGGGTAGTATAGGTCTGGATTATATTGGTATATAATGGTTGGAAAAATCTGCGCTCCGATTTCTCGAAGAAGGGTGTTAGGCGGGGAGCCCCAATCGTATGATCTGTTCTTTAGAAATTGCCAATGCCTTGTCGGGAGGCATAGTACCATATCCGGGTGGTTTAATAAGACTTAGAGCTGTGGTGATAGCCTTTTCTAATTTAGGATTATCAGTGTATAGACTACAGTTCATAAATTTTCTAAATCTGTCGTATCCTTGTCCTGGTTCTTGTTCGACAGTGTACATCAATATTATAATAGTAAGGATAGGGGAATCATAAACGGTCCAAAGAATATCAGTGGCCTTAACATTATCGTAACCATCATATAATGTACCTTCGTCAAGAAAGCCACTCCGATTCCAGTTTATAGATAAATGGTAATGGCTCATCAAAAATTCTATAAAATCTTCATGAGCTGCTCTTAGATTTTCGATCCATTCTGTACTCTCTTTTATTTGATCTTCAATTTCATCTAACTCATGTTGAGTTGATTCGATTTGTCTTAAAATAAAATCATTAGGATATTTCCATATTGATTCGTTAAGTAGTTGAGAGATCTTCATGATTATGAATATTTATTTGTTCAGCTTCTTCGATTCTCAGAGCAAATGTAGAGTTATCAACACGGACAGCTATAGGGCCATTAAATGGTGCTCGAGCTATAACAGTTACTCTAGCTCCCGGAACGAACCCGATTTCTTGTAGTTGTTGTGCTTGTTCGCCGTGTACAGATTCAATGATTGCTTGTTTATTGTTTTTTATGTTGCAGAGATTCACAATTTTAGAATGGAGGGCCTTGTGTTATTGCTAAAATTGTGCCTTTTAGTTCTTTTTCAAACATTTTTAAATCTTCAATATCCTTAGTTCCCACGGAAAACATAAAGGTAATTTCTTTTTTGCTTAAACTGTCATGGCTCTGTTCTGCCCATATTCCCCAACCATTTTTATTGTTCACAAATGTTTGAGTAACAGTATACGCACCATTTTGATGCACTGTTATAGTAGAATACCCCCAGTCTGGAGAAAAATCATATTTTTTTAACAAATCATCAAATTTATCGCTTATAGATTGTTTATCTGTCGAATAGTTATATCTTATTGGATAACAATCGGCTATTTCTTTATAAGTTGCATTAAAATGATCATATATTTCCTTTGTAGTACTGTTATCTAATAGTTGGGTGTATATATAATCTGAAATATTAGAGCCCCATAAAAATGATTCTTTTATAGTTTTTTTGATTTTGATTTCTTGTATATCAAAAGACTGAGGAAGTTCATGTATTCTCATATGGATATTTATTCTCTAAATGGGCATAAATAATTGTAAACAAACAAGGGTTAATTATGTCCGATATTAATTTAATAAAATTATTAAAAAGTAAATTAGATTTTCTAGAGGAGGATGCGGCCTTCGAATCTGCACTTAGAGAAGCGGGTATTTTTGAAGAAGTAGAATCATTATTTGAAGCTAGTCCTTTATTAAAGAAATTCGGTACAGACCCAGAAGGTTTAAGATTAGCCAGATACCTTCATAACGTATTACATATAAGTGACCGTGCTACGATGATATTTTATCGACATAAAGACCATCCTAAGAATACTAATTTAGAAGCATATGATTTTAAACTTCATTATGATAATTTTATTGTTTTTCACGGGCCAAATGGTTGGGCTGCAGTTAGACCTAAACAGGAATGGCTGGAACCAAAATTAGCGGCGTTAAGACCGGATCAATCTTTTAATCCTAGAGCACAATCTAGACATGATCTACAACCATATATAATGTATGCGTCTGTTAAAAATCATGATGATATTATAATTCATGAGTTTCAAGCCACACGTCTCGGCCGTTATGGTGCATTAGAAAAGAAAGATCCTAAAACAGGTGAGCGTTTAATTAATGTTGCAGACGAAATGAAAAAATATGTAGGTTTCGGTAAGCCGGATGAAATGTTAGTTTATAGATTAGAAGTTAGAGAAGATCCATCATTAGGTGATCTTCCTGATGCTCAATTCAGTGGACGACGTAGTAGAACGTTAGGAGCTGCAGGTCCTAGCGTACAAAGATTTAAAGTCAAAGCACGATCAAAAAATCGAGATGCCGGTGTGGAGAGTACAGAAAGTAGATTAGTTGATAGAACACTTAGATTTGCTCCAGTAGTAATGAGAGAAGTCCAATCGAAACTAGTTAACTCACGCGCGGACGGTGAAACTACTTCAAAATATGATGAGTATGAAGGTAAACTCGGTAGTGACGAATTTAAAACAGTATGGACCAATATGTTACAAGAAATATTAGGTTCAGAAGAATTTATAACTCAATTCCAAAAGAATCTAGAAATTTATAGAAATTATCTTCCTAAAGATAAATCTTCAGATAGTGATCTAATTCTTAAACTATATGAAAGTCCTCCATTTTGGGTATTAGTTGACGAAGGAAAAATGATAACTCCGAAGCAAGTAAAACAACTTATTTTTGATGATAAATTAGATTCGAAATATCATACATTAGCTTTTAGAAAAGATTCCGTAGCAAGTGATGTAGCTAACGATTTAAATGAGAAGTGGAATAAAGTACATAATCCAACAAACGATAAAAAAATACTACCGCCTTATACAGTAGAAAAGTTTTCTTTACCAGAAGGCAAAGTAATAATGTCAATCATGAAGTTAGTGAAAGAAAAAATGTATGAAGCGGTACAGGACTAAAATTAATACTATTTTTAAAATAGATTTATAAATATCTGATCGTTTAACATCAATTCTCTAATTAAAGCAAACATACCTTTTGCTCCTGCGCCTTGATATTTTGATATAATATCTTTAATTTCCTTAGGTAGTTTATCAATATTATCTATCGTTACAGGAGCATATACGCCATTAGATTTAGATAAATCAAATAATATAGCTTTCATTATTTTTGTCTGCGGCACTACTTTTAGAGTTTTTACTAATTTAATCTCAACTCGATTAGCCAGCTCGGGAGGAGTTTTTGTAAGATCATTAGAGATTTTTGGGCATTGAGTTAGATCCAATGTCAAAAGCTCTGCATGCCCTGGAAAATCAATGATTGACTCTAGTTCATCGTGTCTAGTCAAAATTAACTTTGAACAGTTTACGTTAAATCCTGATAAACTTTTCATAGGAATACTTCGTAATAGAAACTCTCCGGTCACTAGTATTTTATCATCAGTTGTTAAATCAACCAGCCCCGGTGCCATCATTAATGAGACGTTTCCGTTAACACGCTTAGGAAAGTTTTTGAGACTATTAAAATCAACTGCCACTGATCCCATGACAACGTTGCCGTTTACTTCAGCGATCGGGTGTGGAATATGGTAGCCGCGAGCTACTTTATCAATAAATGTTATGTCGCCATCAAATATCCACCCGCCCTGCTTTTCGTTGTAGGTTGGGTCTTTAGAAAATTTAATAATTTTTTTAAAATCTTCTAAAATATTCTCTTGATTTTCATTTATTATTTTGGTTGTTTTCATATTATTTGTTTTCATTTTATTTAAATTCATCTTTATAAATGAGTAATGTTTTCAGGCATCTTTTGGGGATCTACGTCCATTTGTTTTACTAGGTCGTTAAAGTTATCATTATTTTTTAAAATTAAGTATAAGTGCTTACCTGCGGTAGTATAGACAGATAAAAAGTTTAGCCAATTATTATCTTTTCCCCAATTTTCTAAAATACCTTCATCTGTAAACATACATACATTATAATCTTTTTTCAATAATTTTTTTAATTGATCAGCCATTGATCTTGTAAACACAGTTCCGCCACTATATTGTGAATTAAGAACATCTTTCAAATTTAATTTTGCTGCATTTTTGGGAGGGTTTGCGAGTTCATCAAAGCTATTAACTCTAACTGCTTCTCCTTTTTGTAAGTTACAAGAATAGTAGTAAGCAGATTCTGTAAAGAATACTAATCCAAATCGAGGTTCAGCATCTTTTGCAAGAACTGATAATAGTTTTTGTACTTCGATTAATGCCTTATCAACCACTCCGTACATACTACCAGAAGTATCGACAACAAAACACATTTTATAGATCGGATCGAGTTCTTTATATCCCGGTCTAACAACGCTGCTGCCTGTCATATCTAACTCATCCGGAGCCCCGGCATTTCTTTTAGCAGGTTTGGTATAACTGAGATCTACAACAGTCGCGCCGCTTACAAAGCTCTTTATAATTTTTTGCCAAGGAAGTTTAGGTTTATAGTTTGTTGATATTTGTTGACTCTGTTGAGTTCCTTGTATTTCAGGCTTTCGATCATCTTCGTCTTTATCTTCTAAGTCATCACCTTGTGATTGTTTTAATTTTTCTTTAATTTTTTCCCATTTTTCTCGATCCTTTTTCTCTAATTCATCTTCTTTTTCTAAATCGTCATCTTCAGGGTCAGGTTTGTTATCTTCAGAATTAGATCCATCTCCGCCAGATACTGTAGGAGGAGGTCCCGGGGGAGGTGGTCCTGAAGGCCCATCCCCGGGAGGCGCCTCTTTGCCCTTAGGCGGAGGGGGAGGAGGAGTAGGCCATGGTTCGCAATCATCTTGATTCCACCAAGTCATAACGTTCCTCCTTTAATTAATTTATTTAACAATTCTTTAAATCTCGATTCTTCTACAGGTATTAAGATTGAATCACGATCTGAAATAGGAACATCATCTACTGTTATTTTTAAACCATCTTTAATGTCCATAATATCATCATATGTTAGCTCTCGTATTTTATATCGACATTGATCATCAACTTCTATTATTTCCCCAACTGCGCCTGTTCTTTTATTTTTTATCAGATGCCCTACTTGATATTTACATCCACTTCCACCTGGAGGTGGTGGAGGCGGTGGTGGAGGCGGAGTTCCTGGGTCTTCTGGTTTTTGCTCTATAGGTGCTAAGTACCTCAATGGATATACTTTTTTATTAATCATGTACGATTACCTTTTTTATCGCTTTCTTTTATATCTTGTGCTGTTCCTACTTTAATTCCGGGATATTCTTGTTGTAATTCTGGGATAGAAACCGGTATCACTTCATACATATCGCCAGGTTTAATACCTACTACTCTGCCGAATTCTCCTTTAATAGCTATTAACACGATATCGCCGAGTGCTGGTTTCCAAGGAATATTAGGCCCACCGCCCTGAGTATCGGGATTCTTAGGATCAGTGTGTTGATCATGACTATTAGTTTTTTCAAACCATGTGCGTAACCACGGAGGTAGCTTTTTTACTTCTTCATCAACAGATCGAAGTAATTTTATATAATTTGAAAATCTATCAGCATTTAAATCATCACTAAACATTCCCAAAGGAATCGGAGTATACCCTAACTTAGTTAATTCGTAGTTAATTCTAAAATCTTGTGCGAGATTATGTAACCTGTGTTCATATTGTTTATATTTGAGAGAGTTTCCGATATCACCGAATATAAAGTGACAGAGTTCATGCATTATTAAAAATTCAATATAACAATAACTGTCCGGAATGTCACCCCCATTTGACACATATATAGGTCTTGTAGGTTTAACATTTATAGTATCACCGAAATAAATTAACTTTTCCATGAAATGAACATTAAAGAAAAAGTTTCCGTCTTGTGATACAGCGGCAGTATCGACTAAATTATTGTACTGTTGATATTGTTTATATGTAGATGGTATTAATATAGGGTGAAGTTCGCTAATTAATTTTTTATGTAAATTTTTATCAACTGATTTCAAAGGGAAAAACCCTTTTGATCTCTTTGATATTTCTTGACACAATCTAATAAATGTAAGTTCATCAAAAGAAGACTTTAATTTCTCAGTAGGAATAGCGTCGACAATGTTCCAAATTGCGTGTTCTCCTACATTTTTAGTTGCAACATCATGTAAAAGTTTACTATACTGTCCTAACAGTTCAGTCATTTCCTGTTCGACTTTCAAAGTTTCTAACATGTCATTTACTGAGCTGCCAGTATCTTGAGCTATTTTATTAATAGCATCTAGAATATGAGGATCATCTGTTTTAGAAGTTCTAAAAGGAACCTCTCCTTTTTCCGATCTCAATCCAAACCTTGCTTCTTTAATTATATTTCTAAATTCGAAGAATCTCATATTAGCCCGAGGCTCCTGTAAGTTTAAGTACCTCGATCCAAAAACTAGCGATGTGTTCTAATTCAGCACTATGCGGGTCTTTATTCCATTTTGAATATTCTGGTTTTAATATATGTTCTAATATATCTTCTATCGGTTTATTAAAGTTGTTTAATGCTTCATAAGACCATTTTAATGTATCTACTCCTTCGTTTACACTTTTTAAAATTTTAAGAACTTGTTGAGTAAATTTATTAAAATCCGCTCCTGAGTCTTCGTATAGTTTGTCTAAATACCTTTCGAACTCTACATTAAATGTAGCTGGATCGAATCTTGACATATAGCCGTGCATTTCTACATTAGCTAAGGACTTGCTCTCTCCGTTAATAAACCGATCTAAGATACTTCCTAGATCAGTTTCTTTAGTATTTTTAATTGATATACTTTCATTAATAATATCTTCTATGTAGTTTTGAAAAGAATTTAAAAAATTAGGTCCTGCACCGGACATTCCCATATCTGTAAATTTTTTAGTTAGGAATGGTTTACAGACTTTAACTGCGTCTTTTGTAAGACTTGATTTAATTTCTTCTATATTTTCAGGTTCAAACTCTCCCCGTTCTTCCATGCTTTCAATTTCAAGAGACATTAACGCTACGAGGTCTTCATACATATGGTGTAAAGCTCTCGGGTCGACTCTTATCTCAATTCCGCTGCTGCCAGCTGCCCAATGAAATTCTTTTTCTGGTTTCTTTTCTCGAGTAATAAAATCAGCAGTAGGTAATTTTTCGAGAAAGTTTTTACCAATATCTAATGCATAAGATGAAGGTTTATATTCTGATTTTGCTGTTTGTGGGAAAATCACAGATCTCATAAATTCGATAAATTCTTTCCAATTCGCTGTTGAATGTATAATTTCGATAGCATCTCTAAAGTGGTCGGTCAGTTCCATAGTTTGGCTATCGCCGGGGTTCATTGTTCCGATAACAACGGTTCCGGGATCTAATTTATATTTTCCATTAAACTCCTTAGTTAAGATTAATTTTCTAAGGCTGTTAAAAACTCTTATATCTTTAACACGGTTAATTTCGTCAAATAAAATGGCAAATTTATATTTTTGATCTTCCCAGTCTTCATAAACTTGTTTAGCAGTTCTTCCTTGTAATTCACCTGCTTGTTCCCTCTCAAGTAATTGATTTTTATATTCTTCAACTGCTGATTTTAATAAGTTATGAATTTTATCATACAACAAAGGTTTACTAAATTCTGTTACTTTCTTAATTCGATTGCCAGTTTCTACATCTTCCGAATGAGGGATTCCGACCATATCGTCAGGATGAATTGTAGTGCAATTTACTACTGCAGTTCTCAAATTGAACCCAGTTCCATCGCCTTCATATCGATCTGCTTCAAGTTTTCCAACGATCGCAGTTTTACCGATTCCTGGCTCACCTTGAATAACCGGAACATATTTTTTAGAAGAACCGATCTCTATAGCGTTCATAACTACGTTGTTTAAAACAGTTCTCCATTTATCCGGTGAAAGCTGTTTGAAAGATGGATCCATACCACTTGCAATTGCAAGGTCTTTTAATATGTTTTGTAATACTTCAAACCCGCCTGATAGAGTTCTTTCTTGATTTTCAAACTGAGCCTTAATATGACTATAAGCTATATCTAGATCATCGCTTCCTTTTTTAAATGGAAACATATTATTCAAATAGAAAAGTATTTCACTCCACCGACGTGGGCTAGTTCTTATAACGTCGTTGATGCTGACATGTTCGTCTTTCATATTTTTAATGAAAGCATCTATAACTTCTGGTTTAAAATGAATGTTCTTTCCTACACCTTCAGCAACTGTATAATATAACCAATTTCCAAAAGTAGGAGCATCAAAATCTTGCGGCGCATATGCATGGTAACTCTCCGGTTGTTCTAGTGCTCCTGATTGATCTACCATGTTCGAAGCATAAATCGGATAAGTTTTGGGAGGAATAGGGTCATTGCCGATTTGACCATTTAATATTCCTCTTAATAAGGTTCTTATAGTTTTAGTTGTAGTTCTAAAATACTCATCTATGAATAATATTCTATCCCACTTTTTTCTAGCTTCATAAAGCTTTTTAGTTGAATATTTTTCTATATAAGCTTCTAAAAGCCCTTTTTCATAATGTCCTAGATTTTTTAGATGATTATCGTATTGGTCATCTGGTACTTTAGTTAGTTTATCAATTTCAGTAACTAGACTCGATTCCGCTTGTACTAGTTTATATTTCGATCTTTCTTTAGCTACTTGAGTATGCCCGTCATGTTTGACTCCGTTGTGGTCTATAACAATATATGGGATATTAATTAAATTTTCTTCTACCAAATGGGGGACTTCGATAATCATAGTGCCCATACCTAGCATTCTTCCTAATTGACTAACAAAACTAGTTTTACCTAGTCCGGTATCGCCTGTTATCAAAAATCTAGTTCTTTCAACCCCCGATCTGCCGGCTACCATGTTACTAAGTATTGATTTTAATAATTCAATATGTTTAGCATAATCAGGCGCAGGTATATTAGCAGGCATCTGTGCTTTCTGCTGTGTAGGCGGAACTAACGGTTTATTAGCTGCCGGTGATTGTTGTGTAGCTGGTTGTTGTTGTGTAGCCGGTTGTTGTTGTGTAGCCGGCTGTTGTTGATTAGGTACTGTATTTCCCTGTGTATTTTGAGATCCTGTTGTTGATCCGGGTAAATTATTTTGATCGATTGGCATGTTTTAATCCAGATTTATTATATTATTGTAAACGTTTGGTTGTGTGCGATTAATTCGTTCAAGCACTCTATCATAACCTTTACCTAATCCATAAACATGAGAATGAGATTCATTTTTAGAAACTGCTGGGGCTGCAGAAACACTTTCTACAACTTTTTTAGATTTAGTAGATTTTTTAGGTTTAGGTGCTTTATCTTCTGGGATTTTTACATCGGTTAAAACGTCATTGATGTTCATAATAGTTCCTACTAGCAATAAATTATTTATCTATATTAAATACAAAGAAAGCTATGTTTTCACACAACTTTAAACTTATACCATACTGGCAAATCGGCCCTATTATAAATCAATATGGGTGGATTATCTGTGCAGCCGAAATAGGCGATTCTTGGTTTTTAAAATGGAGAACCGCCAACGATCAAGAAGGATTTGCTTTTTATGCCGATCATGATGGGATCATAAAAGCAATTGAGCAGCTTAATCGACAAGCTGCTCACGAGCAAGGTGATTAGCTAATAACATCTTTACCTCACTAATAGCGTCTTCATATTTGCCCGGATGTACTTCTACAGCAATTCCTCCTGCAGCACGCCATTCTACACAATTGCTATGACGGTCATCAACTAAGATATCTCCCGGTCGACAATGAGTACATTTATCTTTAGCAAATGGGCCGAAGTGTACAGGTATCCCTGGAAAATGTTCTTGGGCCCATAGACACTTATCCCAAAATGCCCAATGAACATCATTTCCTTTAGGAACTGCTGTAAGGAATCTTACGTCCCATCCTAACTGCACTTCGAATGCTTTAGCTAACGAAACTAATGCTCCTGCTCTACCCATAACCGGAAGATCACGATACATTCTCTCATTAGTTGTAATTTTAGCCCAATCCGCATCATTATAATGAGAATTCGGATCTTCTTTTATATATCCTAAAATATCTTCTACACCTTTATTCCAATCAGCAATCACACCATCCATATCGAGATAAAAAGTATTTTTATTCATTTTAAACCTTTAATTAATCTTTTTCGCTATTTAAGTTCGCCAACATTGCGCGTATTCTACTGCTTTCAACTACTCCTTTAATTTTCGGAGCCGCTGTTCCCTGCGACGGATCTGGGTTTCGAATTTCACCAGTTTCTGTATCAACATTAGGGTCTTTAATAGTACTAGTCTTTTTAAACTTTTCCATAATATTACTTGTACTAGAATTCGATCTCTGTTGATTAAATGACTCTTCAGCGTCCTCACCCAAATCACTAATACGCAATGTATCAATGTTAAACTCTAAATCGACCTTTTGTCCTACACCGCTACTGCTGCGTGTTTTCATAAACTGTATCTGATAACGCCCTCTTTCTTTCATAGCACGGCTAGTAAAGATACCGATTACATTATCGGCTGTTTGAATCTTGCTTAAACCACCGGAAATATGACTATGATCAAACTCAATTTCTTCTACTGCTGCACGATTTAACTGACTTGCTGTAACTACTACCGTTTGCATTTCCATAGCCAAATTACGTAGTTCTTCACTAACATATTTGTCTTTAACAAATAGATCACTCGGACTTACTTTTATCGACAGAGGCATCATAAGGTCTAAGTAGTCCACTAAAATTATGTCTGGTTTTTTGCCTGTTTTGACCTGATATTCCTTCAAATAAGACCTTAAATCGTTACAATTTTTGCCAGACGGAAGATATTTGACCTGAATTTCAGCCGCCTTCTTTCGCATCATGGCTACCTTCAATTCTACGTCATCTAAGTTCTTAAAGACGTCTCTAGTAGCAGTTCCTGTTACCATACTATCAATACGCATGCTAACTAGTTCTTCACTAAGCTCAAACGTAAAATAAATGACATTAAGACCTGCTAGTGCAAAGTTTAATCCTTGATTTGCTAAGAATAAACTCTTACCGCCGCCGGATCCTGCACACCAAATATTCAATTCACCACGTTTAAATCCTCCATACAGTTTCCTATCAATACTAGGCCATCCTGTACTAACTTGTCCGTTATTTTCTTTTAGTTTCATCAACCTGGCACGCGGATCGGCCCAATAATCGGTACCCATATCACGACTCAGACTTACTTGTATTGCATCGCGAATTAACTTTTCCACTGGCCCATAATCGCCTGATTCGAGTAAATCACTGCTTTCGATGATAGCCCTCTCTAGACTTTTATGCCTACTAAAGTTTTCAAAATCATTAAGCAGCCAATCATAATTTTCTTTAGGCACAATTGCAGGAGTTAAATCTGATTTACAGTTTGCATTAATAATCGAGGATTCGGGCATGACTTTATATTGGTCTACATATTCAGTCATAAATTTTGCAACAGCTCGTAGTCGTTGATCAAAATTATCAGGATTAAAAATGTTCTGGCAACGAATAAATGTTTCAGCATCACCTAAAAACATTTCTAAATAGACTTTTTGAACATCATAACTATAATCGGTTTTATTTGCCATCAAGTTTCTCCAGTTTCTTTTTATATAATTCTATTTTTATCTTATTTTCTTCCTGGTAGTGTAATATTGTTGCCAAAGTATAGATCCGCCCATATTTCTTAACGGCATCTGAAGCATCTTTAATATCTTCTTCCCAAGGAGGCAAACTAACTGCCCAATTGTTATCTATCGCAGCTTTTAATAGTTTAGCCCCTGCTTTATCTCTATCAGGTACTACTATTACTTTTTTACCTAGCATATTGATTCTAGCACACTGAATTTCGCTAGGTTCATTAGTCATGATAGCAACACCATCTATACCTATTGCATCAAACTGTCCTTCTACAACTATAACATATTGTCTATCATATGTCTGCCTATCTAAATTAAAAACATATCCTGGCTGACTTTTTGATAGATACTTAGGCATTCCTTCTTTAACTTTGCGTCCTGTATATCCAACTAGCTTTTTTTCAAGATAGAATGGTATGATAACTCTATCTCGATAAGCTGCGGTTGCAGACCAATGCCAATCAAAATCGTCGATAGAAAACCCTCGTTTTTCTATATATTCCTTGCATAATAGAAAGTCAGGTTCATCGCAATCTAATGCTATCAAGTCTTTAAAAGAGTAACAATCTTTAGGAAATTCTTCTTCTTTTAAATTAAAATTAAATTCTTTTGTTTCAGGTGATATCTGATCTTTTTCTCTTATTGCTTCTAGAACAATTTTGTTTATTTCTGAATCAGGAACACCTAACCATTTAAGTAAATTTTTAGTATTCTTGCTAATCGGTTTGCCCGGGCTCCATCCTGCTTTAAATCCGCAATTAAAACAAGAAAAAACAAATCCCTCAGCAGTAAACATAATACCGCCACGCGATCTTATATCTTTACTTTCACCTCTATGTACGCAGCAAGGACTATTAAAAGAAATCCACCCACCACTGGTTGATTTTTTTTTGTTAGGCAAGAAAGCACGTAAGCTTGTCTGTATGAGGTTCATACAGAAATTTTAACTTCTATATAGCACCTTGTCAACAGTTCCGGCATATGCTGTATCATTATTTTGACCGGTTACTGGATTTTTAGCAGGGATATAACGTATTCGTATTTTTGAAAAAATCCCATTAAAATTTGTATAATCGATACCTGTAAACCCTGAATAAGTTTTATTACTAATTGTTGCATAATTGCCGTAAGTGGCAGGATCATTTTCCAAAGTGCCTTCGATCAATACTTGCCCTATATAATTGGTCATATAGACTGCAGCAGTATGCAGAGCAACATTTGATTTAAAGGCAGGATTTGCATTTAAATTTCCCGAATAATATTCATATTGTAATGCATTTGTATCTCTATTATAGAATTCCATAAATGCATTATTATCTACTTCTTGACTAGGAACCAATGTAGGAAAAAGATCGTGACGTACTTCGATAGTTCCTGCTATATCATAATAAGTGTTAGCATACGCCGGAACGTAGCTCCCATCGGTATCTAATGCTTTAAATCCTATTTTATAATAAACACTTTCGCATGCTTCTAAATCGCTTTCTGTGAATACTACCTGCCCTAACCCGCGAAGTAATGGAGTTACTCCGTCGTCTAAAATTATTATATTTTTTTGAATTAATGAACGTTGATTTACTTCATCAAATAACGACATCACGAAGGTTCCGGAGCTGACATTAAGTAATTTTTGATCACTATTTTTAAATTGAACTTGTATAGTGTTTTTAACACCTTTTTGTAGTTTTAATTGTCGTTGATACATAACTTGGTAAATCCTGTTATTATTGTCATCCAAATCTAATATGACTTCGAACAAATTTGGGTATAAATAGACTGGTAATTTCATATTACATATTTATGGTACATGACAACAACGAGAGACGACTTCCAACAAAATTTTCCATTTATGACCTGTATAAAATCGAAAGATATCGAATATATAGGCATTGTGCTCAATATAGATACGCATGTTGCTAGTATATATGATTATACTAGTATAAAATCCGAATCAGACAAGCAAAAATTGATCGAATTAGGTGAAATATGGTGGTGGGAAAGTAATAGACAAATTCCTATCAATATATTTCTAAAGAAAGAAATGATATTTTTTAGAGAATATATTAAAACGTTTAATGCAAAAGATTTAGAAATATTGTTCGGGCCTATTGTCAATTTAGGCGAAATTGCAGAAAAACGGGTCAAGCGTAAATCTATACAGCTAGTTCGTAGTGTTAGAAAGGTCAAGTAACACTTTTTCTTATCAAGTGCATTAGTTCATTAACTGTTATTGAACTGTTAGAACCTTTGCTGCTGTTTTGTTTGGCGTCGATAATTTGTAAATTAGCCGGATGATTTACTACAGATTCAGATAAACCTGCCTTGTATGCATCCCAAATGCTTAATTTATGATCTACATGATATGTTTGTTTTCCGAGAATATAACCTTGTTCTTTAGCCCATCGTTGTGCTTTTGATCTAATTCGTCTAGCATAATGTCTATAATCTTTAGCTTGATCAGGAGTAAGATCCCCCCATTTCTTTTTTAAAGAATCTTTCTGTTTTTTTGTAATAACTGGATTTTCTACACAATGTTTTAAAAAAGTTTTTTTAGTTTTTTCTTTTCTCTCTATAGCATCTTTCCATTGGTTAGAAACACGTATAGAATGTTTTTTAATATATTCCGGACAATGTTGTGCAATCTTTTTGCAGGTATATTTTCCATTGGTATTTAACATCGAGGCAATCTGCCCGCATCCATGATCACACAACTGTCCAGGTGGTATATGTTCATGTGTCTTTTTATGATAATGATACGTCGAAGGGTTATTAGATATATGCTCACAAAATTTACATTTACGCGGATAACATATTCCTGATTGGATCTTATTTGGGCATCCTTTTCTCGACATAGCAAATCCTTAGTATAATTTTATTTATACTAAGTTAAAAAATCACACTGTATTGTGTTCTAGTTGTTCACATAATAAATTCATATGTACAATAACTAATAATGAATAACTAAACGCATGGCTTTTTTTCCAATAGTATTCAGATTCATTATTATCCGGTTTCACCCAAATCTCGTTCATCACCGTAGTCCAATCTTTCCCAATCAGATAACGTTTCGCGGGGCGTATCATCGCAAGGACTGCAGCTAACTGTTCCACTGAAGTCGGGCAAGTCTTCCTCAGCACATCCCCGTGCCCCTTTAAATGAAATAATAGATTTACGAATTCGTCTCGAAGTAAAAGTTCCCATAATGGCTCCTTATTCATTAGTTCAATTAAATGATCTTCACTTTTAATATCTTTATATATGCTAACATTTAAAAAATCTAATTTAAAATACCCACGCTTTTCCGCGTTTTCGTAATCAATAGTAGCGATATTAGTTATCGGATTCGCAGGTATTTTCTGTAGATATATACCGGTATTGTGTTTCTTTAATTCACCGCGCTCAATACGAGCAGCAGAAATATGAGGAATTTTTGATAAGATTTCTTCACGATCTGCAAAATCAATATCAATATCCCCTTTAATATTCATTCAATACCTGCTTCTCGGCAAATTTCTTTAACTAATTCTACATCAGCTGGATTCTTTTTAAAATGATTAATCCAAAATGGAATATCAAATGCTGGAGCAATTAATTCTAAATGTTCATCATTTAAAGTTTCAACCATTTTCTTTCCACTTTTTGAATTTAATATAACCCACGGTGATATATTGCCATTACGTATATCATGTACTGCTCTATTATGATTTACGTAATTAAAATAATGATTAAACTGTGCTTGACTGAGATCCCCCCATTCCATCATAGTTTGTAGTGATCTTTGTACTGCTGATTCGACTGGTTCAGTTTTCAACATACCATATAGATAATTCTCATATAGTTCATCTTTGCACCAATGATCTAATTTTACACCGCTTTTAATTACATGTTCTACAAATTTTTCCGGATATAGAGGATTTATGTTGTTTATAAAACTTCCAAATTTAACAAAGGCATTATAGTAAGAACTCTTACAAAAATCTTCGTAAGTTTTAACTTTTCTAGCATTCTGAGTTATTTGATAGAATCTATTATATGCTAACAACCCTGTTTGAACACGTTTTTCGTCTTTCTGTAAAGCCCGTCTTTTATTTTCGCACATATGCGCGATAAGAGTGTTTTCTTTCATAAAACTCTTATTGCAATGCACACAAGTAAACGGCTGTTCTACTAGATCTACCATTAAAAATACCTACTACCGGGTTGCCCAGATTCATTACTACCAGTACATTTGTTGCGATGATTAGTAGCTTTAGGGCACCTCTTATTTCCACATTCGGGACATAATATTATTCGAGTGAGGTATAAAGGAAATTGACTAAGAGGGTCTTTAATATCATCATCGATGATGCATTGATAGCACTCGCAGACATCTTTGATATTATTCATATTCTTTCCTTTGCTTTTTATCAAATCCCATATTATCGAATAGTTCTTTGATATCTTCTTTAGTCATCAAGGCAGCTAGCATTTTAACTTCTTCAAGTTTCATTGCAGGATTAAGTTCGGCAATTAATTTTTCGATTTTAATTATCTTTTCTTTTTTTCCTTGTGCTAGATAAGGATGATAGAATCTTTTTCCTATACCTACACTAGCCATTAACTTCCATAAAAGTGGTTTGTGATCTTTACTTAACTGCCAGTGATTTTTATTGACTAATTCATTAGTCATTTCTACAAACCACTCTTGTATTTCTCTATCATTAGAATCAACATTACTAATATAACGCATCAATACATAAGGGCTAAGAGATTTTTGTTCCTCAACAGTAAGCTCGTCATAAAATTTATGATCCCGAGAATCAACCGCAGCAAGTTCTCTTTTAATATCAAGCGCCATGATCTTTTCCTAAATAATAAATTAATTTAGCATGTTCTAATGCTAAACGCAATGCCTCATTCTTTTTAGCCGCCCGTCTAATCTGACCCCATAATTTATTTTCTTTAATAGCGTCAATAATATCTTCTGGTTTATCTTCGCTCTCTACTACAGTTCGATCACTAGTTCCGGCAATTCTAGCATAGGTAGTTTTACCGCTATCGGGATTTTCGAAGATTATTTTAATTTCTTCATTCTTCATTTTACCAGCATTTTGTATAATCTAAAATTTCACTTTGTCTACTAACTTCTTTGACAAAGAAAGAACATATAGGCTTATCTCCTCCGTGTAATGGAGTAGTTAAAAGCTGGCCGGGTTTCATTTTTGGAAAATACCATTTAACATCTCTATAAACATCGATAATATCGATATCAAGAAAATTGGGTCTATACGAACTTAAAGGATTAAAACAAAAGGTCTTAAAGCCTCGATCGTTTAAACTAGTTAGTGGCAATACTTCCATTTCCGGGCCTTCCGGATCCCCAACAACAGCACACCAATCCAATGGCATCGTGAGTTTATATTCACCGATTTGTAGTACCGCTGCCGGAGCAGTGAAACTTTCTAAGAAGATTAATGGAATGAAAAAGTAATCAGTGTTCGACGGATCACTATTATCCATAACACTGAATCGTAAATCATCATCAACTTCTTCAGGAAGATCGTTAAGATAAAATGTTTTATTTTCTAAGGTTAAAATTTGCATAGTTGTTATTTTAACTGATTCTTTCTAAATTCGTCAATGAAAATATTATATAAAGCTCCTTCATCGTGTATAACATGAGATGGAGTATATCTTGAAGTAGTTGCCCACTCTGTTTTATAAAGTAAATCTGTAATTACGTAGATAGGCTTGTTTCTTATT